CCGCTCACGCGCAGCAGCTTGCAGAAGGCGCTCGAGGTCGTCACCAGCACCAAGAACCTGCGCTCGCACCTTGAGGCCACGCTGATCACCGTCAGCACCCGCGCCACGCTGCACAGCGCTGCGGTGGCCGGGGTCGGGGCGGATCTGGGCGTCAGCTACAGCGCGCTGGCCTACAGCGACGGCCAGCCCGCGCTTGACCTGCTCACCGATGCCGCCGAGCACGGCACCGCCTCGACTGCCGAGGCCATCGACCACCTGCATGCGCGGCTGCACGCCGCCATGCCACGAGCCTACTGGTGACCGCCATGCCCGCATCACTCAACAGCCGCGTCCGCACCTTCGAGGCCGACGTCGAGAAAGTTCACCAGCTGGTCCATGGCGCACCGGGCGGCAGCGTGCCAACCGAGAGCGGGCCGCTGCGCACCTTCGCCGAGCTGCAGGCCTCGCTGATTGCCCAGTTTGACGCCGCCGCCAACCGCACCGAGGCCGTGCAGAGCAAGCAGGCCGCGCAGCAGGCCCGCAGCGCCGCGCAAACCGCCCAGGCCGCGAGCGAGGCCGCGCGCGATGCCGCCCAGCTCGCCGCCGGCATCTACCCGGACACCGCCACCGGCCTGGCCGCAACGCCCGCCGGCAGCTACTTCAGCGTGCCGAGCGAGAGCGAGAGCGAGCACCTGATCCTCTACCGCAACAGCGCAGGCGCTGCCGTGGAGATCAAGCGCTACCCCAGCAGCGCCGCGCTGGATGGCATGCGCACGCTGCTCGCGCAGCTGTCGGCCGACCTGATCCGCACGCAAACCGCCATCGTCCAGCGCCTCGCCTTCAACTGAGACCCCAGCCATGACCCTCGAAACCGAAGTTGCCGGCCTCACCCAGGCCACCACCGACCTGCTCACCGCCGTCAACGTCAGCAAGACCACCCTGCAGGAGGCCACTCTCTCCGCCGAGGAAGACGCCACCCGCGCCGAGGCCGCGCTGCAGCAAGCGCAGGCCGTCAAAACGCAGACCGAAACCGCCCGTAATGAAGCCGTCGCCGGCCTTGGCGCCGCTGACCAGTCGCTCAACCTCGTGCACCTGGCCTATGGCGTCGCCGGCGCCGTTGACCTGGCAGGGCAGGCCGTGAAAGAGGCCGAGCGCAACGTCAACTTCCGCATCCAGTCCGGCGAGGTGACCGTCACCCAGGCCGACAGCCCCGCGCACACCCGCACCTACGCCAGCGCCGCCGTCACCCTGCCGCGCGCGTACCGCACCACCGATTACCAGATTGAAGTCGAGTGCATCGCCGCCGCGCCGTTTCTCGGCTGCGAAGGGCAGGTGCAGGTGCAAAGTCGCAGCACCAACGGCTTCGTGCTCGCCATCACCGGCAGCGCCACCAGCGCCACGCTGCGCTGGAAGGCCATCAACCCGAACGCCAAGTAAAGGAGCGACCCATGCAGATCATCCTCCCGCCCGGCAAAGCCGAGCACGTCACCGTCACCGAGGCCGGCGACTACGCCACCCTCAGCTACCAGGGCGCCGAACTGGTCATCCCCACGCTGCCGCGCCCGGATAACCACTCCGAGACCATCTACCTCTCCGATGGCGCGCTGCAGTTCGTGCCCGGTGCGCCGCCGGTCATCGCCGCGGTGTTCGCCTGCCATGCCGGCGAAACCACGCTCACCCTGTTCGCGCTGCCCGCAGCCACTGAAACCCAAGCCCCAGGAGCCTGACCATGCCGCTCACCATTTCCGCCCCCGACTCGCTGCGCATGAGCGTCGAGGCTGCCAGCGGCGGTCTCAACACCGTGCTCTACACCGCCAAGGGCCAGCCGTGCTACATGCGCGTGGTGCCCAAGTTCAACGTGCAGGACATCGACGCCAGCCTCGGCACCGGCGTGCACCCGGCGTTCGTCGTCAACGGCATCGAGAAAACCGAACTGTTCATCGGCCAGCACATCGGCACCTCGCTCAACGGCGAGATGCTCAGCCTGCCGGGCCGCGACCCGATCGCCTCGATCAACCACGACTCGGCCGTCGCCCTGGCGCGGGCCAACGGCAACGGCTGGCACGTGATGACCAACGCCGAATGGGCCGCCATCCAGCTCTGGTGCTGGAAGAACGGCTTCCAGCCGCGCGGCAACACCAACTTCGGCAGCAGCTCGGACGCCACCTGGGAGCAGGGCCGCCGGCAGGATGGCGTAGCCCCCGGCACCAACAGCGGCTCCGCCCGCACCCTGACCGGCTCCGGCCCGGCGAGCTGGCGGCATGACGCCACCCCGGCCGGCATCGCCGACCTGGCCGGCAACGTATGGGAGTGGGCGCCCGGCATGCGCATGGTCGCGGGCGAGATACAGGTCATCCCCAACAACGATGCCGCGCGCAACGTAATCGACCTGTCGGCCACCTCCAGCGCCTGGCAGGCCATCGACGGCGCCACCGGCGCGTTCGTCGCGCCGGGCCACGCCAACGCCGTCAAATACGGCACGAGCGGCACCGCCGCCTACACCCTGGTGCGCAACTCCGGCGGCACCTTCGAGGGCATCACCAACCCCGGCACCACCCCGGTGGCCGAGGCGGCGCTGCAGGTGCTCAAGCGCTACGGCCTGTTCCCGGTGGCCAACACGGGCCTGGGCGGCGATGCCATCTATATGACGCTCACCGATGAACGCCTGCCGTCTCGGGGTGGCAGCTGGTACAACGGCTCCGCTGCCGGGGTGTTCGCGCTGTTCCTGAACTACCCGCGCTCCAACGCCAGCACGAGCATCGGCGCCCGGCCCGCTTTTGTGATCTGAAATCTGTAGCGCGGTTATCTGCAGAGCGCGCGATCGCGCGCTTTGTGGGCCGCTTGGGAGTTGTGGTGTCACATTCCGATCTGCTCATCCGCAAGCACTGCGAAGAACTGCTGGAATATGCCTATATCGCCGTTCGTAACTTCCCGAAGTTTGAGAGGCATGTGTTCGGCGCTGAAATACGCACAACACTGTGGCGCATGCTCCGGCTGATCATCACGTGCAATAAGCGTTACCACAAAAAGACCACGCTCACCGAGCTGGACACAGAACTCGACGTGCTGCGCTCGCAAGTAAGGATGGCGTTCAGCCTGAAATACATCGACCAGAAACGTTACGAGCACTGGTCCCGCAAGAATGACGAGCTGGGCCGGATGCTGGGTGGGTGGATCAAGGCGCAACAGGGCTGATGCGTTACATCGCCTGCCGTATCGGGGTGGCAACTGGAAAAACGGCTCCGCTGCCGGGGTGTTCGCGCTGAACCTGAACAACCCGCGCTCCAACGCCAACACGAACATCGGCGCCCGGCCCGCTCTTGTGCAATGCCAGAGGCCTGCCACTCACGGGTGACAGGACAGTGCGCACACAAAAGGACGCATCAGCCTCGGCGAATAGCCGAAACATTTAACAGGCAGGCGACAGCAAGTAGCTCCGCGCGAACGCTGCCCCTGCTGCCCCAACGCCTCACGGCCAAGGATCAGCAATGCCCACCAGCTACGGCGGTCTTTACGAGCAGATATACGCCTTCGAGAACCTGCTCGATGCCTGGCGCAAGGCCCGCAAGGGCAAGCGCCGCCAGCGCGAAGTGCTGCGCTTCGAGGCGGACCTCGAGGGCAACATCATCCAGCTGCAGAACGAACTCATCTGGCAGCAATACCAGCCCGGCGCCTACCGCTACTTCACCGTGCCGCAGCCAAAGCCCCGCCAGATTGCGGCGCTGCCATTCCGTGACCGCGTGCTGCAGCATGCGATCAACACCATCATCGAGCCGATCTTCGAGGCGCGCTTCATCAGCGACAGCTTTGCCTGCCGCCCAGGGCGCGGCACCCACGCCTGCGCCGATCGCGCACAGCACTTTCTGCGCGCCGTGCGCCGCCAGCACGGGCGCGCTTATGCGCTCAAGGCGGACATCGCCAAATACTTCGCCAGCATTCACAGGCCGACCATCCTGCGCATCCTGGAGCGCAACATTGCCTGCCGCCGCACGCTCGACCTGATCCGCACGGTTATATATGCGGACGGCGCCACAACGGAGTTCGGCATTCCGATAGGCAACTTGACCAGCCAACTAATGGCCAACATCTACTTGCACCAACTGGATATCGAAATAAAACACGGCCTGCGCGCCCGTTATTACTGCCGCTATATGGATGACTTCATCATCATCCACCACGACAAACAGTACCTGCACGCCGCCCGCGCCCATATCGAGGATTGGCTGCAGAGCAACCTGCTGCTGCGCACCAACAACAAGACGCAAGTAGCGCCGGTCGCCAATCGCAACGGCATGTCGCTCGACTTCGTCGGCTACCGCATCTACCCGACACACCGGCTGCTGCGCCGCGACAGCATCAAGCGCATCAAGACCCGCCTGCGCCGGCTCCGCCGCCAGTTCGCGGCCGGCGAGATTGAGCTGCCCCAGGTGCGCGCCGTGGTCAGCAGCTGGATCGCCCACGCCAGCCACGCGGACACCCACGGCCTGCGCGAGAAGATCTTGTCCGAGTTCCGTTTTTCCAGGAGTGCCGCCCATGCGTAACCGCCTGCCCCTCGCGCTCGCCGTCCTGCTGCTCAGCGCCTGCGCCGCCACGCCCCTCGAGCTGGGCACCGAAGTGCCGCCGCCTGCCGGCTGCGCGGACCTGCGCACGCGAGGCGGCCAATGCTGAACGCCCTGCAAGCCGTGCTCGACCGCGCCCACAACGGCCACACCTACCTGCCCGACAGCGTGCAATACCAGCGCCCCGAACACTGGACCGCGGCGCTGACCGGGGACTGCGAGGACTTCGCCCTCTGGTGCCGCGCAGAGCTACAGGCCGCCGGCATAGCGGCGGACCTCGTGCTGTGCCTCACTGAGCGCAGCGAGGGGCATCTGGTGTGCAGCGTGCAGGGCTACGTGCTCGACAACCGCCACCGCTTCGTCATGCGCCGCGACGATCTGCCCTGCCAGTGGCTCAGCCTCGGCCAGCCCGACGGCACCTGGCGCGCAATCACCAACTGAGGAGGCGAGGCTCGCCCATGGCTTTCAAAACGATCCACACCCAGCACGGCCTCATCGCAATGGCCCGCGCAGAGTCCAGCGGCTCGCCGATCAACCTCACGGCCATCGCCGTGGGCGACGGCAACGGAACCCCGACCACGCCCGACTGGCAGCAAACCCAGCTCGCCCGCGAGCGCTACCGCGCTGCGCCCAACCGCATCTACCAGGACCCCGCCGACCCTACGCTGTTTACCGCCGAGCTGGTGGTACCGGCCACGCAGGGCGGCTGGGTGATGCGCGAGATCGGCGTGTTCGACGCCGCCGGCAGCCTGTTCGTGGTCGGCAACCTGCCGGAGGTCTACAAGCCGCTACCGGAGGAGGGCAGCTACGGCGACGTGGTGCTGCGCGTGCAGTTCGCCGTCAGCAACGCCAGCGTCGTCACTCTGCAGATCGACCCGGCCGTCGCGGTCGCCAGCCAGACCTGGGTGATCAACAACATCACCGCCGCCACCCTCATCCCCGGCGGCACCGTGGGCC